CCCAGCCAGATAACGGCGATGTGCTAGGAACGTAGCCACGAGCTTCGCTTGTGACCTTGCGAAGATGTCCAGCGATTTCCTTCTGGGTTTCCTTGGCTAATTCAGGAGTGTATTCCTTCATGGCTTTACGAAGTGCTACGGCGTTTTCCAGTTCTACTGGCATCGCTACGCTCCTTCGCTAAATCGTTTAATACCTGTATATGAGCCTTGAAAGCCATCGGAGAAAGTTCCACGATGGTTTGGAAAGGAACTCCAAACTCATAACTCAATCGAGTCGCGAGATAGGTGATGGAGTTCTTTTCCAGCCTTAGTCCAAAGGGTCAGACTCTAAGACCTCAACTGACTTGAGAGTCTCAAGGAACTGTTCCCCGAAAGGCTTGACTGTTTCACCCGAACGTCTAATTGCTTCCCAGCACAGCCAGTAAACATCTGACTGCTTCTGATCTTCAATCAAGGCTTTGTGAAAGCCCTTCTTTGCAAAAATTTCAAAGCTGTACTCTAGTAGCGGAGTAATTTCGTACTCGTTTACCTGTCCGTCAGCCCTTGTTACTTTGAGTTTTGCCATTATTAGCCCCTTAGTTAGTTGGTTATGGTGCTGTTGTTACAGCGATTGTACCTGATACGTTCCAAGTTACGCTTTGAGTTGATAAGTCTCCAACTGCACCATTTACAGGTGTTGTGTTGTTTACAAGGCAAGTCATTGTGTAAAGAGGGTTTGTAGCTGATACGACTGCATCAACCTGCTTAAATGTTACTACTGTGTTTGTTCCCCATGTTGTCTGCAAAGTCTGAAGTGTCTTTGAAGTTGCTGAATCATTAAAGAAGTCGATTGTGATTGAAGATGCTTCCAAACCCTTTACAAATTTGTGTCCGCCATCGCCAAGTGCTGTGACCTCAAGCTCGTCAAATGCTCTGTTGATTGTTACTGATGATACTAGAGTTGAGAGATCAACCGCATTAACAGTAAGAATTCCCGTATTTGCTAGATATACTGCCATTTAGTTTATTCCTCTTCTTTCTTAGTTGTTGGTTTTGGTGCTGCTGCTGAAGCAACCTGACCGATTTTAATCAGGAAGGCTTCGTTTTCTTTTTCCCATTGTGCTAAATCGGTCATGATTTAACTCCATTCCGTAAGTGTGCTGACTGCAATGTCGCAAGCCAGCAAATCTCCTGTAGGCAGGTTCAGCACCTTAGGGCTGCTTACGCTTCCTACATTGAACACGATTGTTGAGGCATCCAAGAGCTGAAAGACTCTAACAACATCATCTTCAATTCCTGCAAGGTTTCCTTGATTGTCTAGTAATGGCACAAGGATAGTAATAGTAAAATTCGCTAGCGGCGCGACAGATGTGCGGTCATTATTGGTCGGCGTGATGTATGGATCAGCAGGGCTGACAATAACGCTGTTAGCAATAGGCGTAGCAGGTGGGAACGAGAACACGCTCCATTTAGTATTGTCAGTAAGTGCCGAGGCTATAGAAGCTCGAAGAGTGGTTATCGCTGGCATCAGCCCACCATTGAGTTAGGGCTTAGGAATGGTGCTAGTAAGCCACGAACGCGAGCCATGAGCTGATTAGACATTGTGTAAGGGCTTGGTGCGTAGCCGTCAATAGATACGCCTTGACCTGTTGGCGCTTGACGCGCTTGCCAGATAGCAACGCTGATCATAAGACTAGCTTCCTGTACTGCTGGCTTGCTTGAGTAATCTGTATAAGTAGTTGCCGCTACCTGACCATAAGGGTAGATGGGGTGAAAAGTCTTAACGACATTAGCCGCATGAGTTGTTGTAATGTCAATGCTTTTTCCATTGACTGCATTGACTGTCTTTGAGCCGTTAAAAGCTGATCCACAACCTGTGACTGTAATTGTCTGCCCGACATAGAAAACGTCCTCAACGTAATCGTTGAAGTATAAGACCCCTGCTGTGCCGTTATTAGAATGACCTGTTGCTGGAAGTACGTTTGTCCATAGAAAAGGCAACAAGACATCATCAGAGGCATCGCAGACTGACTGCAATACGGCATCAGTATAGAGAGTTCCAATACCTAGTGCGGTACGAAGCTCTGCGACTGTTGTGATGCTCATTGTTATCCTTTCTAAAGACTTGGCGGGCTACAAGGGCTCTGGTAACCCGCCAAGCGACTTAGGGTGTTATCAGGTTAGGTTAAACCAGTTTGCGCCAGCCGCTAACTTAGTGGCAAGTGCGCCCTGACCGAATAGTAGAATATCTACAGTTCCGTCAGAGTTAATGTTTGTACGAAGTTGCTGACGAGCGCCCTCATACCATGTGTAAGCATCTGGGTTAATTACAGCCATTGAGTAATCGGCTGTGCCAACTCCGCCAGAACCCTTCATGTAGCGAGATACGCGCAAGTCAAGTCCTGCTACGTTGCCGCGCAAACTTGTAGGTGATAGCGCTCCAGCATTATTTTGAGGATTTGCAGCAATGTAAATTGGGCGTCCTGCATCGTTGTACGACATAATGTTAGCCCATTGTTCTGGAGTAACAATCATGTTGCGCGCAAAGCCAAGTGATGCAGAATAAACTGCCGCTGCTGCGCTTGCAACATAACTTAACAATCCTGTTGCTGAATTAGCCTGTGCTGTTGCGTTAAGTGTTCCTGCGCCCTGAATTGCTGTAGTTACAAACTCTTCTGTATCTTTAGCATAGGCATATTCCATTTGGACAAGCAGTTCATCAAGGAATGCAGGTGTTGAGTTTGTAAGAAGTTCAAGAGTGGTAATTGCGCGACCCTTAAATGACTTCTTTGTAACTGTAATAAATGATGCTTCAAGTTGTGACTCTGTTACTGCGCCATTCTCGTCAATCTGGTCAACAAGAGGAACTTCAGTAATCTTTGGCAACTCGAATGTTTTTCCAAACTCTGGCATTGTGCCACGAGAGACCGAATCAATCATCGGACGATCTGCGTTTGAAAGGAAGTTGAGGAGCTGTGTGCTTTGTGGTGTTGGGATAAATCCTGCACCTGTTGTCTGATCGTTGTCAGCAGCGCGTAGCCATTGACGTGATTCATCGTCACCAAAGACATTAGCCTTAAGTGTGTTTTCCAAGTAATTGCGCTTTGTAACTTCAATTCTTGGTGTTGTGTACATCATTGCCTGAACAGTAGGGCGAGCAGCTTCCACAGCCGCAGCTTCTACTGGTGTTGCTTCGACTGCTGGAGTGGTTGATTCTTCCACGGGGGCTGTCTCGCTTTCTGTAGTTGGAGTTTCAGCAGGGGTAACTTCCTCTGCTGCGATCTCTAGAACTTCCGCAGACTTAAACGCCGCTTCTGTGACTAGAGAAACTTCTTTTAACTTCGCCGCTGTTACGACTGTGTAGCCATCGCGTGATGGCTTAGATGAAATAATCTCTGCGCCGATTGACAAGCCAGACACAAGTCCTTCCTGTGCCATGACAAGCGCATCGTTGCCACCTGATGAACGTGACAACTTAAAGGTTGCATAAATGCCATCTTCGCGGACTTCTGCCGAAGTCATGCGACCAACTGGCTTCTTCATGTCGTGTTGTGACAGCAGCTTAATCTTTGTCGGATCAGCAATTTCGATAGAGCCAGCAGCAAATGTGTATGCGCCTAGATTTGTCTGACCAATTTCACCCGTTCCCATTGGAACGATTTTGCCAGAAATTTCTCGGCGTTCTTCGCTGCACTCAATAGAGGCGGCTTCGATGTACAAGGTTTCCATTATATTGTCTCACTTCCGTTTGGAGTTAAATCTTCCATTTCCATCGCTTGTTCAGTTGTAATTAGTTGAAGTTCAAGCATCTTCTCAATTACAAGAAGTCGCTCCATTGGTTCTGTACGAAGGAATGAGTCATCAAGTGCAAACTTGACGTAATGCCCTGCGGTTGAAATATCATCCATAGACAAGCGAGATTCAATAGCTGAAATGTAAGGCTGGAAAGCAAGGGCTACCAACTGCTTTCTTTCATCCAAGATATTGGCGTAAGTCATAGATGTGTTCTGATCCGCTGAAACATAGTAAGCAGGGATGCCGCAGAGGCGAGCAATTTCTGTGGCTAGGTTCTGAATTGCCTCGTTGTACATCATGTCTTTAGGTGAGAACTGTGTGGACTGGAACTCAAGAGTGCTAGTGAGGTAAGCAGTAGAGTTATTCTGACGGCTGCGCTTCCAAGCTGCAAGCAATCCTGAAACTTCTGCTGGCGGAAGGTCAGCCCCTGTATTCCGTAATATGCCACTCGACATGGGAGTTGCGGACGCGATGGAAGCGGCTTTGTTAATGTCAATCGCTGACTGGATAGTACGAGAGCCAGCATTAAGTATGCCTTCGTTAAAGGCTTGGAACGTTACAAGTGATCCTAAACCTGACATTGGGCGAGGTGAGCCATCCACATAGTATTGTGTTACATACACGTTATGCACATCTAGGTCAAAGGTGACGCGTGTGTTAGATACCCACTCGAAAGAAGCGCCTCTTCCATCTTCCTGATAAACTTCAACAATTTCAAGAAAAGCTTGCCCATACATAAGAAGGCTATCAACCAACCAGCTTATTGTTACAAACTGTGGCTGTGACTTGGAGAGTTGGTGAACCCATCGAGGTGCAGCAATTTCTTCGCCTGTGGACTTCTTCTTATACTCAAGAGGAATTGTGCCAACTGTGCAAAGTAGATCGCGGCAACGTTTAAGAGCTGGAACGCTCATGGCATCGCGGCGTGAGATAACTGGGAAGGTAAAGCTGTAAATTGAGTTAAGGTTATCGCCCATAATGTGCGGGGCGGCTTGTGCTTCAATTACTTGCGGCTTACGCGAAAAGAGACCCATAGGTCGCAATTATACACTACATATAGATTATTCTGTGTATATGGCCGCTACCTGTTGTGGTTTGTAAAGCATGTGAACAACCATGGCGGTTGCAATCGCTCCAGAGACATCGCCCGCGCTCTTGCGCTTTACAATGCGCCAAGCCGAATCATTAACCTTGGCTGCGCAGTTATTCATTTGCTGAATCCAGTTCTCCTGACCCGCATGTACAAGCCGCTTTGAGTTGAGGCTGTCGTTAAGGTCTCCGCATGCCTGATAAAAGGATGCCCCAGAGATGTCCTGCACGATTTGTCCAGCGTTAGAGAGCTTGTCCGCAATCGACTGGGCTGTGTACTTGTCGTAGCAGATTTGGCGCGGGCGATACTGGTCAGCCCATGCCTTAATGTCCACCGCAATCTTTAGATCATCAACGCTTACCTGTGACTCCCACGTCTGTAGAATTCCAACTCCGATGCGACCATCTGGGAGTATCTGTCCAGCAACCAAACTTGCATTACGGCGAGACGGACTGACATCAAATGCAAATACTGTATAACCGCCCACAGGAATCGTGAGTGTTGAGTCGCTTGTCTCCTCAAGGATTCCATGAGCCCACGGACTAGCAAGAGAGTCAATCCATTGGCAGAGCAACTCAGTTCTAGTGTTTTCAATCGGGCTTGTCGCAACTGCTTCTTCAAGGGATTCCTCACTTATCGTATATGAGAGTGCTGGATTGGCTTGAGCCCAACCAACACGATCTGTAATCTTGCAATATTGGGGAGCCGAATACTCATAATAACCAAAGCTCTTTGGTGGGTTCTCTAGCGCCCTTTCTCTCATGCCATTTAGGACTACCGAGAAAGCGTCTCCTGCATTTGAGGTAAGAAGCGTTTGAGCATTTGGACGCGCTCTA